TGATGCTGAAAGAAGAAGCAGGTTAAAAAGCGCGATTATTGATATTGATATTACATTACCAAAACTTATAGAGAGAGATAAATCTATCTGTTATATATGTGGCGAACCTGTGGATCTAAATGATTACAAGATAGTAAAAGGGCGAAAGAAGCCATTAAAAATGTATCCGTCAATAGATCATGTTGTCCCTCTAATTGAAGGCGGTTCTCATAGTTGGGAAAATGTAAAACTTGCCCATTTGCGCTGCAATGCAAAAAAGGGGGCGAGGAAATAATGTATATTCAGGAGTATTATGAAAAGATTCGCTCTGGTCAAATAATAACAAGTAATTGGGTTATTAAAATATATGAGTATTTATTAGATGGGATCAAAAAAAATGTTTTTAAGTTTGATGAGAGTAAGGCACAAAAAGCCATAAATTGGATTGAAAATAAATGTTTTCATACGGAGGGGCCTCTTGCTCCAAGTAAGTTGTCATTAGAGCTGTGGCAAAAAGCTTTCATATCTGCTGTCTTCGGAATAGTGGATGTAGATGGGCATAGGCAATTCCGAGAAATTTTCCTAGTTATGGGGAGAAAAAATGGAAAAAGTTTACTTGCAGCAGCAATAGCTAGATATATATGGCTAGAGGATGGAGGATATGGTGCTCGTGTATATTGTGTAGCCCCTAAATTGGATCAGACAGATATAATCTATAATAATATTTGGCAGATGACTATCTTAGATCCGGAATGGAAAAATAAGAGAGACGAATTGCAGAATAAGCGAGAAAATATGCGTGTTGGTGTCCAGGATGATAGTTTAGCCAAGAAGAGACAATCTGATCTGCTAATGCCGGAAACTAATAGCACCGTAAAAAAAATAGCCTTCAGTGCTAAAAAATCTGATGGTTTTAATCCATCATTAACAATCTGTGATGAAATAGCTAGCTGGAGCGGTGATCAAGGACTTAAACAGTACGAGGTAATGAAGTCCGGTATGGGGGCAAGACTTGAACCTATATTGTTAAGCATATCAACAGCTGGATATGTCAATGAGTCAATATATGATGAGTTAATTAAACGTGCTACAAGTTTTTTACTCGGAGATTCCAAAGAGAAGAGACTGCTTCCGGTGCTCTATCAGATAGATGATATTGACAAGTGGAATGATATTAACGAATTGCAGAAGGCTAATCCAAACCTCGGAGTTAGCGTATCTGTTGATTATATGCTTGAGGAGATAGCTATTGCGGAAGGCTCACTTAGTAAGAAGGCTGAGTTCCTTACTAAGTATTGCAATGTGAAACAGAACAGTTCTCAAGCGTGGCTCTCAACTGAGACCATCAAAAAGATGGAATGTGAGGAGCTTACATTTGAACAGTTCCGAAGCAGTTACTGTGTCGGAGGAATCGACCTCTCACAGACTGTGGATCTCACATCCGCATGTGTGGTCATTGAGAAGGATGGAATTGAGTATGTTATAAGTCATTTTTGGCTTCCATCAGAAAAACTGGAGGAAGCAGTGGCAAGGGATGGCCTTCCATATAGAGACTACATCCAAAAAGGATGGCTCTCGCTATCCGGAGATAATTTTGTTGATTATAAGGATTGCTATAACTGGTTCTGTAGATTGGTGGATGAATACGAGATCCTACCGCTCCAAGTTGGATATGACCGATACTGTGCGCAGTATTTGGTATCAGATCTGAGCGCTAGGGGCTTTCATATGGATGATGTATACCAGGGATACAATCTCGGACCTACCATACAGAACATGGAAGGCAAAGCCAAGGATGGAAAGTTGAAGGTCGGAAATAATGACCTTTTAAAAATACACCTCTTAGACATAGCTCTCAAACAAGACAATGAGAGCCGGAGGAGCAAGATTGTTAAGATGTCACCAAGCGCCCATATAGATGGTGGCGCAGCTCTCCTGGATGCGCTTGTAGTAAAAGAAAAGTGGTATCCACAGATCGGAGAGCAACTAATGAATAGGAGTTAGAAATGGGACTTTTTGAGAAGTTATTCGGAAAATCTAAACAGCCTAAACCTCAGCAGGTAGATGGTAAGTTCAAACTGCTTACAGCCTATGAGCCTGTCTATACCTCATGGAGCGGTTCACTTTATGAGTCGGAGCTTGTAAGAAGCGCTATTGATGCAAGAGCAAGGCATATTAGTAAGTTGAAGGTTGAAACTAGAGGCGCAGCTAAACCAAAACTACAGGCAAGGCTTAAGCATGCTCCAAACAGCTTTCAGACCTGGTCACAGTTTCTGTATAGGCTCTCGACAATCCTTGATATGCAGAATACAGCATACCTTGTTCCTGTGTTCGGAGAGTATGGAGAGATTATAGGTATTTATCCGGTTATTCCGGCTAAGTGTGAGGTTATATCAATCGATGGTGAGCCTTGGATCAGATACAGCTTTAATGACGGAAAGAGTGCAGCCATTGAGCTTGGTCTTATCGGAATAATGACCAAATTCCAGTATAAGAGTGATTTCTTTGGAGAGAGTAATAGAGCTCTTCTGGATACAATGTCTCTGATCAAACTCCAAAGAGAAGGAATTAAGGATGCTACCAAGAATAGTAATACTTATAAGTTCTGGGCTCAGGTATCCAACTTCACTAAGACAGAAGACCTGGCTAAGGAGCGTAAGAGATTTACTGCTGAGAATCTGAATGCAGATGCTGATGCAGAAGGTTTACTGCTCTTTCCGAATACATACAACAACATCACTAGGATGGAGTCTAATTCCTATGTTGTAGATGATGCTCAGATGAAACTGATCCAAACCAATGTATTCAACTACTTCGGAGTCAATGAGAAGATACTTCAGAATATAGCAAGTGGTGATGAGTGGGCAGCATTCTATGAGGGCTGCGTTGAAGTGTTTGCGATTCAGTTCTCGGAAGTGCTTACAAGGATGCTCTTTTCTGAAAGAGAAATGAGCCAGGGGTCATTCGTGATGGCCACAGCTAATAGGCTTCAGTACATGAGCAATGCAGATAAGTTAAATGTGGCTGCACAGCTTACAGATAGAGGAGTCCTTAGTATTAACGAAGCCAGGGAGATATTTAACCTGGCACCTGTAGAAGGTGGAGATGTAAGGACCATAAGAGGCGAATATAAGGATGCCAATGACTTAGGAGGAAATAAGAATGAATGATAAGAGATACTACCGAATGGCTGACTTGCAGATCAGAAGCCAGGAGGAAGAAAAGGAGAATGATGAGAACTATATCGTTGAGGGATATGCTTCAACATTTGAACCATATGTTCTATGGAGAGATCCTGACACAGAGATTGAATATATAGAGCAGATTGATACTAAGGCATTTGATGAGACTGATATGTCGGATGTGGTCTTCCGAGTAGACCATAGTGGCCCTGTATATGCCAGGACTAAGAATAAGCTTATAGAGCTTTCCGTTGATGATCATGGCCTTTTCTGTAGGGTAGACCTCGGAAAAACAGAGGCTGCAAGGGCATTATATGAGGATATCAAGGTAGGTAACTACTCACAGATGTCATTTGCATTCACAGTAGATAGAGAAGAGTACGATCAGAAGACTCACACAAGAAAAATACTCGGAATTGATAAGCTATATGACGTAGCTCCGGTTAGCTTTCCAGCTAATCCAACTACTGAAATAGATATTGCAACTCGTTCTTTCCTTGACGGAGTGATTGAGGCTGAGACAGCGGAGCGACTGAGAGTTGAGAAGCGCAACAGACAAAAAGAGCAGTTAATGCTCAAGATCAAACTATTGGAGGTATAAGAAATGACCGCAGAAGAGATCAAAGCACTTGATTATGATGCACTCACACAGAGAATTGCTGATATCAAGGTAGAGATGGAATCTGAGGATTCCGACATTGAAGCTCTCAGCGCTGAGGTTGATCTAATCGAAAAGCGCAAGGCTGAGCTTAAGGCTGCTGCCAATGAAGCAGCAGAAAAAAGAGCCATGATAGCTGAGAAGCTTGAGGCTGATGTCATTGAAGAAAGAAAAGAGGAGGAAACCAAAATGACAAATATGGAAATGAGAAATACTCCAGAGTATGGCAAGGCATTCGTTAAGGGTATCCTGAGCGGAGACTTTGAGGAAGCTAGAGCACTTCTTACAGAGAATGTAACTGGTGGTTCAGTTCCAGTTCCAGAGATTCTGGAGACAGAGATCAAGAATGCATGGGAGGATGCACAGTTCCTTCAGTTCGCTAAGAGAACATCATACAAGGGTAATGTAAAGGTTGGATTTGAAGTATCTGCAACAGGTGCTGCAGTACATGTTGAGGGCACTAACGCTCCACAGGAAGAGACTCTTGTTTGGGGTACAGTAGAACTCAAGGCTGAGTCCATTAAGAAGTGGATAACAGTATCTGATGAGGCTCTTGAGGGTACAACTATTGATACTCTTGGAGAAATCTACAAGGAAGTTGCTCAGAGAATAGTTGAAAAGGCTGAGGAGATTGCTATCGGAAAGATTACAGATTCTCCTGCTTCTACATCAGCACAGAATGGTCCTGGTGTTCCAGTTTATTCAGTATCAACTATAACAGCAGATACAATCGTTAATGCAGTTGCACTGCTTAGCGGTAAGGCTAAGGATCTGAGAATCGTGATGAACCGCCAGACTAAGGCTGCATTCGAGGCAGTTGCACTCGGACTTCAGTATGGAGCTGATATCTATGACGGACTTAAGGATCGCATTCTGTATTCAGATGCACTTCCAGCATTCAGTGCTGCTGATGCTGGCGAGACATTCGTTATCATAGGTGATATCGGATACGGATTCCAGGCTAACTTCCCAAGCGGAAATGATGTCAAGATGACTGTTGATGAGCTTTCACTTGCAGAGAAGGATCTCGTTAAGATCGTAGGCCGTCAGTATGTCGGAATGGGAGTTGTAGCTCCTAAGGCATTCGTTAAGATTGCTAAGCCAGAAGGCTAATAGATAGGAGGTTAAAGATATGGCTTTAATAGATGATTTTAAAATTGCATACAGGATATCAATTAACAACGAGGCTATTAACAGCCAGATCAATGACCTTATTGATGAAGCGAAGGATGATCTTACATCAACTGCTAATATAGTGATTCCAGCGAATATAACCGGCAAAATTAAGGGGGCTATCCTCTTATATGCCGGAAGTCGCTGGTATCAGGTTTCTGATCCAGATAGAAGTGCAGCTCTTAGGGATGCATATAACGTATGCAAAAAAGAACTCTTAATGAGTAGTAAATATTCTGACTATGAGGAGGTAGACAATGGACAATCTGATTGAGATATCTCTTATATCGGAAACCAGCACTACTGATTCCATAGGACAGCAGCATTATGAGGAGACCGAAAGAGTTGTATTCGGACATTTTAGATCAGTAAGCCGAAGAGAATGGTTTGATGCC